GGCTTCTTCGTTTGCTCTTTTTAAAATATTTTTTGTTGATTCAGTTTCGGCAGTAATCCTATTCGCTTCGGCAATAATATAATTTCCGTCTAGATTCGTTTTTTGTTGGTGTAAATTTTTATTTTCAGTTTGTACGTTTTTTGCATAATCCGTTGCAGCTTGTTCCCTGCGTTCGGACTCTCTTAGTTTTGCGGTTAATTTTGAAATTCGTTTTTTTACCTTTGAGCTATATTCTTCGTGTTCGTCTTCATTGTTATCAAATACAGTTTCTACTGGTTCTGGAATCACTTCTTCAGCGCCAGAATCATCTAACAAAGGTTTGTCGGGTTGTTTAGGATTAATAGGTAATATTGAATCTTCGTCAATATCAACGTCTACTTCGGGGCCTGTGGTATCAATGGGTACAGTTTCTTCAGCAGCGTTATAGTTTAATTTATGCTTAGGCATGGTAGTTCTCCATGTGGTTAAAATTGATGCAAAATTGCTTCTGGGTCGGGCACCTTAGCGATAATTTCATCATCGTTAAGGATCTTTATTTCTCCGCCTTCAATATGAAAACGTGAGCCTGCGTATCTTCCGATCAATACCCAATCTCCAGCTTCACACCAAGGGCCAGTAGAAAATCTTTCTCCGTCATAGGCTTGTGCGCCTACTTTTAGAACATACCCAAGCACGGAACCTAACTGCTGTCTTTCGACTGTATCGCTAGTTAATAAAATTCCTCCGTCGGTTTGTCCTTGTCCTCTGAACGGTAAAATCATAATACGCCACCCCGTTGGTTCGGGTAACGAGTCTAATAAATCTTTGTCTAATTTATCAGGATTTAAAAATCCTGCTTCGCCTTTTTTCTTAGCTCCTTCATACGCTTTATTAAGTGCTGAAGGTTTGTCGTCTTTCCATTTTTCTTCCATAGCATATGTCGTTGGATTAGGCATCATCAATCTCCTGGTTTTTTAATAAAATGCGAATTTCTTCACGAATAAAATTTAACGCTTCTATTTGCCCAACCAAGTTACGATAGTGCTCCCAATTTTGCGTTTCGCCATTGGTCATTATTTCTTGGATTTGCTGTTCTTTTTTCTCTATTGCGCGCGTTACAGCCGTCACGAATTGTATTGTATCTATTAGGTTGTCCCCGGTGCTTTATAAGGTGTATAAGTGGCTGGTACAGGAATAGTGGTCAAGCCTCCCATGGAGGCTGCAGTTGGGGCGCCCGTTGTTCCATACGGACTTGAAACATATTGCCCACTTTCATAGGGATTGTACCCAATCGAAGGCCCTGTTAAAGTATATTTGTCAGTAGCGGCTTGTTTTGCTGCTGCTTCTTGAGCAGCTAAAGTTTCATAGTAGGCTAAAATTTCATCTATGCTCATTTCATCGGCTGCTCCCGCTGTTCCTGTTGTGTCGGCTGTTTCGCCATTAACTGCATTAGTCATATCACCAACAGCTGTGTCTGTCGCTATTTCATCCGTTATGCCAGAATAATCTGATGTATCTAAAGAAGCTCCACCAGTCGTGCCAGGATAATTATAATTTGGTATATCTAAAGAAGCTACCCATGCTTTATATTCAGGAAGAGTCATGCCTTGTGCTTCAGCCAAAGGCAATAAACGAGCATCTTCTTCAGAAAATGTTGTTACATCATCTGTACCAACTGTTGTGTCTGCTACTGTGTCGCCATTAACTGCATTAGTCATATCACCAACAGCTGTGTCTGCTACTGTTGTGTCTGCTACTGTTGTGTCTGCTACTGTTGTGTCTGCTACTCCTGTACCAACTGTTGTAGCGGCCGAAGCGTAAGGATCTACATACGATGATGCGGCTCCTTGGTCTTGAAAATCTTGATAATTTGTAGTATTTAAGTCTAATACATTTTGTGTTATTTGGTTATACGTTGCTTCATCCAGATACGGATTAGGCGCATAAGCAGGAAGTGCAGCTGCCGTTATCGGCATATCAAATCCTTCTGGTCTTCTTCGTGCATTGTAGTCTTCTTCGGTAACTCGAATTGCATTCGCTGGGTTTCCTATTTGAGTAATGTCTTGAATACCGTCTGCAAACCCTCCACCACCTGTAAATGCGGGATCTACTATAAACCAATACCCAGTGTTTGCATCTTGCCCTTGTGGATAAGCTCCTGCAGGGGCTCCAGTAGTTACTTGAGTATTGACTAAACCAGTTCCCGAAGTAGGCGGTGTGTTAGACGCAACCCCTGCTGGAACAGCTGGGCCTCCTGTAAGTGGTGTCGTCTGTGGTCCGTACAAAGCATTAAGTGCACTAAAGTCTATATTTCCTATTCCACCTATTCCAAACATTAGTTTTTACCCCCTGAGTTTTTTTCTTGCCGCGTACGTTCTCTTTCTGCTCCAACTCGTAAAGCAGCAATGTCTTCTTGAGATTTTAACTTCTCTTCTTCCGATTCATCTTTTTGTCTAAGCCTTGCTTTGTCTAAATCAATCTTCTTCTCAGCAATTAGTTTATCATCTTCATTTTCTTTTGCACGAATTTCTAATTCTTGCTGTTTCAGTTGAACAACGCCGTCGTCTGGTGGAGAAGCGATTTCAGAAATACGCGGCAGAATTTGTTCCATTAATTGCAATTCAAGTTGCGCTTTTAAAGCTTCTTTTTGAGGATTTGGTGGAGGGGGTTGTTGTTGCTGTTGTGCCATCCCTCCTTCTTGCATTGCTGGAACTTGTTGTGGCATTGGATCAGGCATTTGTTGGTCGGCTAAGTTCTGTGCTTCTAATGAAACGTGTTGAAAAATATGCGACACCAACATAGGCACCGCTGCTGGGTTCATCATGGCTACACCTGTTTCTAAAAAAGATAGATGCGCCTCAATATGAATCATATGATTCTGTTCTGGAAAAGCAATAAGAGGAGCACCCATCAAAGCTGCGCCATTCTCTTGCACAGGGTCCACAGGAACGGGTGGGGGTGGATCGGGTAATAATAACGCTTCAATATTTTCAGAACCTAACGCTTGGTACATTCGGCGATACGACTCTTTAATATTATGTATTTCTGGATTGCTTTGTACCAACTGTAATTCTTGTTGGGCTAAAGTAATTCGTTGACTCATGGAAAAGAAATTGGGATCGCTCACTGGAATAACATCCACGCGTCCATCAAAGTCGGATTGTTTAATCGCTTGATCTCCGCCCACAACTTGATACGGATATTCTGGAGGCAAGTCTTCTGCAAATAATCGAGCAAGTATTTTAAATTCTGTTTTCTGTGCGTAGTGCAATCTTTTATGCACCGCCGACATAACACGAGTGCCTTGTTCCAATAATGCCATAGTGGTTCCCACGGGCATTTCTTGATTGCCGTCGCCGATATTCAAATTAGTAATCGACGCAAATCGTTGGCCCGCTTCTACACAAAAACCAAGCAACTGCATCAAAGTTTGTGAGGGCTCTTTATAAGGTAATGGAATTAATGAATCTTTGAGCGCTCCGCCAGGGGCATCCACATCCCTAAACTCTCCCGGTTCTAATGGAGTCTCGTTGTCTCTAATGCGTAACCCCCTGGCCTTAAATCCAGCGGGGAGATTTGCTAGAGTTCCGGCATCAATCAGTTGTCTCAAAGCGCCGGTTGCCGTCCGTGACAAACCGCCAATCATGTGAATCAAACCAAAGCCGTAAAAACCAAGGCCAGGGAGAAACTTATAGTGTACAAAGTACTGTATTTTTTTTCGTAAAGGATCCTGTTCGTTATAGTTTCTTCGAATAGATAATACTTGTCCTGATGCTCTGTCTACTGTAATAACGAACGGCAAGTGCAAACCATCTGGATCTTCGAATCCTGGAATGTCCGTGGACACATGAAACTCTAACAGTTCGTAGGTCATTTCATTGACACCGGTTCGAATTCCTTCTAGCTCATTTTCTTTTGTATTGGTGTCGCTGTTGGCGTTTGTTTCCGATGGTTGTAAAGGGATGTCCCGATAAAAGCCTGCGAGTTGTTGTGTGCGGACTTCATTGTATGTCATTTTAACAATGTGAGTCACGCGTTCACAGGTGGCCAAATCGCTCGCGGTGTAGGGCACCACTAGATCTTCTACCGGAACAAAAGTACTAACAGC